TCACATGGTGTTCACATGTTGCTCTGTGTTTTCTAAAATCTCGATTACCTTTGTATCTTGTTGCTGCTTAAATTCATTGAGTATGTGGGCATAAGTCTTAAGCGTTTCAATGGTGCTAGCGTGGCCTAATCGCTTGCTGATGTAATTAATATCAATACCATTATAGATCAGGTAGCTACAATGTGTATGACGTAGTCCATGGATACCACAAAATTCTATCGATAAACTCTCACATAGTTTCTTTAAGTATTTTCTAATTGCAGTATCAGTAATTACTGGGTTTTCAAATTTATCCAAGAATAAAAACTTAGGTGACTGTGATTGAAACTTTAGTTTATATTCAAATATATGTTTCTTAAAAGTATCAGTAATTTTAATTTTACGAATACTTGTCTTTGTCTTACCTGCAGTAAATGTTTTACTTGCAGTATAATCATAACCACGATTTACCTCTAATACATTTCCGTGGATATCATCCCATGATAATCCATATATCTCGCCAAGACGTAAACCAGTATTGATAGCAATATATAGCGCTGTACTTCTAGGCGTTAATTCATCTTGAAACGCTTTTGTTAATAGTTCGCCGTCATGGATATTCCAAGCCTTAATTCTTGATTGCTGATCATTATCGTAGCTAATCACAACATTGAAAGTAGGGTCAACCTGTATCAGATTATCAGCTAAAGCCATTTGAATAGCTTGTTTTAATCTGAAATGTGTTTTTTCAACGGTATTTCTAGCTCTATTTTTGCCTCTTATATTAATAAACGTCTGATACCGTTGCCTGGTCAATAGCTTTAAGGGTAAATTACCAAAATACTCATGTACTAATTTTATAAGGTGTTTATACTCTTTGATAACTTTATCAGTTATCATAGTTTCTTTATATGTATAAAACCATTTCTCAAAGTAATTAGCAAAGGGCATATCAGCATTAATATCGTAAGTAATTTCTTCTTGTTTAGTGCCATAAATTTGAGCCTCTTTTTTTGATTTGAAGCCTTTTTTCATCTTTTGATGTCTATTTCCTTTGTTATCGTAGACGTTATATCTAACGTACCATTTATTGGTTTTAGGATCTTTATTAACGCTTGCCATTATTTATCACTCCTACTATTTCAGTGTGAACTCTGGTATAATAGGTATGCAAAATGCACGCACCTAGTGCATTTTGTCAAACTTCAGATTACCTCACTCTTCGACCGTCCAAAGTGTAGAGTGGGGTGTTTTTAATTTAAAATTATTTCCAAATGCAATGTTTATGTTATAATAAATGTGACAAAAGACATAGTGCTTTCTGTCCTTGCCTAACCATCATCGAACTAACCCTCTGGAGGTTTACACGTACTAGTTCGTGTTTACTGAGTCCATGGTTAGTTCCTTTTTTATTTATGTTTAATTAAATCGTATATACGAATTAGTCTTCTCATATCAGCGTTTGTTTCGAATTTATCTTGACTTAAAGTTTGTCTCAAAAAATCGCCAAGTTCTTCAATATTTTCTTTAGAGTAGTCAACAAGAGCAAGTTTGTATAACTTATCATTTGTGTAGGACGTTGCTTTACTGACGGTCATGGACTCAGAAAGTGATTTCTTTTCTTTCTTCATTTTATCAGACAACATTTTTCGTACTGAATCAAACCTAGTGAGATTGTTCCTTACAATCTTTGGTAACTGGGACCATTCGATATCTGCAGCTTTAATGTATTTCCTATACGGAAGATATCCGGCGGTTTTTTGTAGCAATAGTGGAATTGTTTCAGTGACTAAGAGTTCTGGCGCAAATTTAGCATCATCGAAAACAATGTCTTGAAATATTTCACTTTCATTAACAATTTGGTAACCATTTTTTGCGCGTTCTATCATCCCAAATCCATATACGAATTCGATATTTTCTAATTCATCTTTACTTAAATCTTCGTCAGGCAATGAGAGCATCATTCTATTTTTCGGATCATTAGTTAATACTAGATTGTACATATCTTCTTTGACATATCTTAGCATTTTGATAGGGTATTTCGACCGGTTTTGTGCAAGTTGATCATATAGAATAGAATAATTATTAATGGAAATTTTCCTCATCGTTAAAGATCTACCTTTATCAAAAGTGATGGTATAGGTAGACTCTTTAAAGTTCGTTTCATTTGAATCCCAAACTACATAAAAGAGCCTATCGGCTATAATAGATAGCTGATCATCCGTTAAACAAACCTGAATGTCTTCTAAAGTGTTTCGAATATCTTCATCACCAATCGAATACCCAATAAAAAAAATTGGATGCTCTAAAAAAATGGTTAACAATTTAGCTGAGATATATTTATGTTTTTCTTCAATTTTTCTATAATCTGCAGAATTTATCAATATAGAATCTGCATATTTGGAGCAACCGTGAATTTTATATATCTCACCCAAATCAAATTTAGAATGGAATAATAATTCCTCTTGTGATGTGTAAGTGTGATACCCAAAAATATTTTCAAGTAATGTGTCATAATTTGTTGTGATAATACCTGAAATAGAATTTGTTGATATATCTCTTAATGAATTAATTTCATTCTCTGTCCCAGGTATGTACTCTTCAAAGCTGTTTATGTACTCTGCTATCTCAATTTTTATAGGTGGTATGTTTTTTTGTCTAATTAAAGATTCATATTCAATTCTATTTTTTTCAAATTTCTCATCAGTGTACCAAATTTTATCCAAATCGTCTGAGATAATATCACATAGAGCAGTCATATATTGATTATATTGATTTTTTTCATCATATTTTTTGGCTGCTTCATTTTTAGCCCTAATAAAGCCAAAATTATTCTCGTAAGTAATTGATGCAATGTACTCAAGCAATTCTTCCCAATTGGGTAGCCCCAAATATCTTCTCGAAAAACCAGAACCAATAAAAAGAAAGGGTAAGGAATCTGCTTTCTTAAGTAATGGCTCTAAGAAATCATTCATAATATTTCTCCTCCTAAATATGATATATTATTTTTGTAATATGAAAGTCCTATTTCAGCTCCCCAGCTATGAAGTAGGGCTATTTTATTTTATAAATCAACTCGATAATCAATTTTACTTCTTGTTTGATAGTTTTGAGTTGCAGCACGAATCTGGTCTTTGATTTCATATGGATTCTGTAACTGCTTAAATATTACTTCTCTACCATCATTTAAATTTAAAACAATGTGGCCAATTTTTAAAACTTTCTCTTTTAGTCCTTGTTTAACATCAATTTTATTAATGTCACCAAGTTCGATTTCTTCACGCTTAGTGGTTAAATTCTTTCGTTCTAGCAATATACGTTGGTTAGTAAGCGTATAGTTAACTCGTGGTAATGATAGGTCAATTTTTCCGGCAAAATTTTGCTTTTTATCTTCCATACCAAAAAGATGAGTCGAGAAAGTAGCAATTGTTTCTTCTTTATTTAAGCTCTCGTGTTTATTACTTGCATCAGTGGTAATACCACCATCAACTTTAAAACCGCAATTAGAACAGAACTTCATACCTTCAATATTATTCCCACATTCTGGACAGAACTTCATTTTCTTTTCCTCCTATTAACCTAATTTTCCACGCAATCTATACATATATATAGCACTTTCAACAATCTGATCAGGTAAATTCAAATCATCAGCAATCTCATATAAAAATACAGCATCTTCAGACTGGTCGTATTTCGCTATATTTTCAACTGGAATTAACTTTGCATACGACCATCTACGTGCTGTTTCTTCTTCTTTAGCAAACATTTTGTAGTTAGTAATATTTTTCTGTGTTGAAGTTTCGTAGTGACCAATCTCTTCAGCAATGGCTGCTATCGAGTCTTTAAAACTCAATTTCTTATTGATATAGACTGTTTTGTTAATAATTAATCCTGAAATACCTTCCGGCATATCATCCCTAAAATCAAAATTTAACTTATCTTCATACTTAGCAATTACTTTTTCAATTTCATCCATTCATTCACCTTAAATATTTTGTTCATCAATTAATTTTTGAATATAGTCGCTTACTTCTTTTTCTTGTTCATCCGTAAGGTTTTCATCTTTATGTGCAGCAATCAATATATCGTCTTTCTTATTAATTGCTGTTTGTTCCTCAAGTTGCTTTTTGGCAAACGTATACACTTTTTTCTGTCTTAAATTGTCTAGCTGGTTATAGATAGGTAAAATAGAACGATCATATTTTCCGTGCACTAAATCATCAACAGTTACCTCGAAGAAATCAGCTAATATTCTCACAGAAGATAGCTTTGGTTCTTCTTTATTATTTTCCCATTTAGAAATTTTACCTTTATTGAAGTTTAATGTATTAGGGTATTTAGAATTTAACTCATTAGACAATTCTTCAAGTGTGTAGTTTCTAGAATTTCTTAGCGAGCGTATATTATCTCCAATCATCATTACACCTCTTTCTATTTGCGTTAATTATATTGCATATGTTTCGAAAACGCAACGTATATTGTTACCATAAAAGAAATATTTTTAACTATTATAAAAATAAGTTGTTGACTTCGAAACTATAAGGGTATATATTAAGGATACGTTAGTTGCGAAAACAGCAACTTACAAAAAAAGGAGGTGAATGAATGGTAACAGCAGAAAAATTTAGACAACCGTACTATAATTTGAAAATTATTATGGAACGGAAAGGAATTACGCAAAAACAGATGGCTGACCTTATAGGTATTAGTTTAAATGCTTTCAATTTGAAAGTTAATCGTGCAAATGGAAGAGATTTTGATTTAAGTGAAGCAGATGAAATTGCTAAAATTCTTGAAATTAAAATTGATGATTTTTTTAATTAATTAGTTGCGAAAACAATAACCGGGGGTGAAAAAATGAATAAAAATAATTTATTTAACTTACGAGAACAGGAAGATGGAACTGTTGCAGTAAGCGGCCGTGAGTTACATGAGTTTTTGGAAGTAACAGAAAGGTATGCTTCATGGTTTGAGCGCATGAAGGGATATGGATTAGAAGAAAACATTGATTTTACAAGTGTAAAAACTTTTACGGTTGTAAATAATGGAGCTCATCGAGAGCTATTAGACCACGCACTAACTATCGACACAGCGAAAGAAATTTCTATGATCCAACGAAATGAAAAAGGTAAGCAGGCACGTCAATACTTTATCCAGGTAGAGAAAGCTTGGAATAGTCCAGAGATGATTATGAAGAGAGCGTTGCAAATTGCTGATAAGAAAATTGAAAGTTTACAGGGACAAATTGCTTTAGATAAGCCCAAAGTCATTTTTGCAGATGCAGTTGCCAGCAGTCACACCAGTATTTTAGTAGGAGAGTTATCTAAGCTTTTACGTCAAAACGGTATTGATATTGGCCAAAATAGATTATTTGCATGGTTACGTGAGAATGGTTTTCTGATTAAACGTAAAGGTACAGATTTCAACATGCCAACTCAATATTCTATGGATTTAGAGTTATTTGAAATTAAGGAACGGACAATCAATAATGCTGATGGTTCAATTCGTACAACTAAAACACCAAAAGTAACTGGTAAAGGTCAACAATATTTCATTAACAAATTTATGAAAGAAATAGCCTAGGAGGTATATCGATGTGGAAACGAAAGAATTAATTTTTCAACTAATGGAGATTGACAAGCAGAAGTTACTACTTGAGAAACAAGCGGAATTACAGCAACTTCACGACCAGCTAGATTATGGGGCAGTTGGAGATATGGCTTGGTTCTGTGAGCGTGTCAATATGTCGGCTGGAAATGCTAAAGAACGAATTCTGTATCCGTTCAAAAAAGAATTAGAAGGAAATATAGTGACGTTCCCGGAAGTCCAGGGACAGAAGTGGCAATTCAATAAGTGGCCAATGAACAAATGGATCGTTGAAAATTTTGAAAGGTGGTAAAAGCATGAAAAAAGTAATAAAAACACTCGCACTATTTACCACAGGATTGGTAGTCGGTGTGGTAGTAGGGCGAGTGAAGAAAAGGCATATTAACGTCTGTGAAGACTCTGATGGAAATATTTATTAAAAAATATTTTTGTTAATCCAATTCCATTGTTTTTGGGTTAACCATCCATTTTTATTATTTGTAACTTCTAAAATAATCATTTTATCACCTTGATCAAGATAAGGTTTTAGCTTATCTAGCATTTGGTTTGGATTTAAATTTGAAGTAAATAGAAATGCAGACTCCCAATATTTGCACCAAGATACTGAGATTTCATTTTTTATTACTTTAATTACTTCGTCATACTTTTGACCTGGAGAATTCAAATCATAGGTAATTATAAACGGCTTTTTCATAATTTTCACCTCGTTTCTAATATATTTGACATCAAAAAAACTATATATGGTCCCCCAGCACGGGGAGTTTGGATCACCATTTCTAAGGTTTCATTGTCAAAGATATTGTAACACCATATGACTAAAAGCACAACATATAGTTGTGGATAAGTTATCAACAACATCATGGAGGGTATATGAACACAAAATTAATAAAAACGTTAATGGATAAATCTGAAATGTCACGTCATCAACTTGCACAAAAAGTAGGCGTTAATCATTCAGTGATTTACAGAATCTATAGTGGCAAAACCACTGAAATAAAATTGAGTACGGCATTCAAATTAGCAGATGCACTAGGCGTAGATGTTAACGAATTTAGGGAGGGATAGATATGAGTAAACAAGCAAAACAGACACAGTGGGGTATTACGATTCTAATCGGTATTTTATTCATCTTAGGTGGCGCAGGCACGGTTGAAGTTGGTAGACAACATGGTTTTGAAAGCACATTGGTTGGTGTAATTCTATCGATTTGGGGACTTTATAAGACTTGGATTTGGGATGTGATTGAATGAGTTTCGTAATTAAACGATTAGAAGAAATGCGAGATAAAGAAATTGAAAAATCTCTTAATAATTATTTAGAAACCAAGGATAGAGAACACTTGGATGACGTTCATCGAATCAATATTTATTACGACAATTTGATTCTTGAACAAACGTTTGAGGAAAACAAAGTGAAAAATTATAGCTAGGGGGTTATGACTTGCGAGGTGTTTATGATTTAGATCAACAACAGTGGTTTCCTGATGAGGAAGAAGAGCAGCAAGAAATTGAATACATAGTTTACGTACCTGAAAAGCAAATCAGAGTGATTGCAATTAACGAAGAAGAAGCTATTGAGAGAGTCCTCTTTAATCTGAATGATGAGTACAGTTTTAAAGATTTAGAAGCTGAAAGTTACGAATAAAAAAAGCACCTATTGCAGTAGGCGCTAGAAACTATCTAAGTTAAGGAGATTATAACATATGGGATACAAATTAACCAAAACTGAACAGGATTGGCATGATTTCAGAGCGGAGGGTCTTGGTGGTTCAGACATTGGGACAGTGCTGGGATTTAATAATTTTAAAAGTCCGTATCAACTTTGGCTTGAAAAAACTGGCCAATTAGAACCTGAAGATATTAGCCATAAAGTTGCTATTCAAGTTGGGAACGAGCTTGAGGAATTGGTAGCTAAGATGTTTACACAACAAACTGGCATACGAGTTCAAAGAGATAATAAAAGCTATTTTAAAGACGATAAGCCATTCTTACATGCAAATATTGACCGCAAGATTATTGGTGAGAATGCCTTGTTGGAATGTAAAACAACGGGCGCACACAACAAATCACAGTGGGAAGGCGACAATGTGCCAGCAAGTTATCTACTGCAAGTACAGCATTATTTAAATGTTCTTGATTACGATTATGCCTACATTGCTGTCATCATAGGTAACTTTGATTTTCAGTTTAAAAAGATTGAGCGTGACCAAGAATTAATCGACCTGGTAGAAGCACGAGCGACATCATTCTGGATTGAAAACGTAAAAAAAGGTATTGCACCAGAAATTGATGGTTCTGAGTCAACTAAAGATAGTTTAGATCAGCTCTATAGTCCAATTTATGAGCGTAAAATTCCGATGGATAAAATCATCATTCAAACTGCAAAAGAATTATTAAACGTTAAAGATCAGATTAAAGAATTGAACATTTTAAAAACTGAAAAAGAAAATCAAATTAAATTATACATGGGTGAGAATCAAGCAGAAGTAATTACTTCAGAAGCACTTAATGCTAGCTGGAAAAACCAAGTAACGAAGCGTTTTGATACGAAGCGATTTAAGTCAGAGCATCCTGAAATGTCAGATAAATACATGAATGAGACAACAACTAAAGTATTACGACTTAAAGAAGCCAAGGAGGCAGAATGATGAGCGAATCGTTAATTTACTTAGCATTTGTATCTAACATTATAGAGGAAAGAGATAAAGTGATTGCTAAAAAGATAAAGAAATTAAAATACCGGACGAATGGTCTTAGCTTTGGAAACTTACCTGAGAATCAATTTCATTACAACAAAGCAATCAATGATGTGTTGGTTTTACTAGGACAAGATGAAGAGGAGAACTAAGCATGAAATACTTCAAAACAATTGAAAACAGCGATTTCCATAAAGCACTTAAAAAGAACGAGCAACAGAACAAAGACTGGAACGTTATCGCTGACTTTGTTAGTGAACTATTGAACGAACCGGAGTTAGATGGTGTTTATCTTTCGCCTAAATTAATGGTGGATGTCAGCGAGTTAAAAGATGAAAACAAGAAACTATTCAAACAAAATGGTGAAATCAAACTAAACACCAAACTAGGTAAATCACTGAACGCTAAATACGAAGAAAAGATTAAAGAACTTGGGTTAGATAAGTGCAACACGATTAGTACAATTTTCTTCATTTACGGTTTCCTAAGAGATCACGTAAGCCAAAAGCAAAACCAATTTAATAACGATGATTTAATTGTGTATTTTGAATCAAATGCACCTTGGACAGAAAGAGAATATACAAGTCAATTAGAAGAAATCACAGAAGCTGAATACTACCAAGCAAGAGCTGAATTAGCTGAAAAAAAGGAGAATAAATAATTATGGCCACAGCAAACTCAATCAAAAATCAAATGACACAACAACCAACTAGCAATGCACCAGTACCACAAGGTAATTCAGTAAAAGCATTGCTCCAAAATCCAGCAATCCAAAAGAAATTTAATGAAGTGCTTAAAGATAAGTCATCAACATTCACCTCAAGCTTAATCACACTGGTTAACAATGATGGCTATCTAGCTGATTCAGAACCTATGAGCATTATCGCGGGAGCTATGCAAGCAGCGCAATTAGATTTACCAGTAGAAAAGCAATTTGGGTTTGCATACTTAGTACCCTTTAACGAAAAGAATAAGGTAACTGGCCGATGGGAGAAGAAAGCCCAATTCATGCTAGGTTACCGTGGCTACATCCAACTAGCTCAACGATCTGGCCAATACAAATCAATCAATGTGATTAACGTGCATGAGGGCGAACTAGAGAGCTGGAATCCACTCACAGAAGAAGCTATCTACAATCCAGAAAACAAGCAATCAGACGTGGTTGTTGGCTATATTGGTTACTTTAAATTATTGAACGGTTTCGAAAAAACGACTTACTGGACTAAGGCACAAGTAGAAAAACACCGTATTGAAAATAACAAGAATAAAGACAAGCAAAAACTTTCAGGTGTATGGGCATCAAACTATGATGCTATGGCTCAAAAAACGGTTCTTAGAAACCTTTTAAGTAAGTGGGGTATCTTGTCTATTGAAATGCAAAAAGGTGTGCTTGCAGATGATTCTGTTAACGAATTTAACGACCATGGGGAAATTAACCGTGTGGATGTAACAGATTCATTTAAAGAAGAGTCAGCACCTCAAATCGAAGAACCTAGTAAACCAATCGATGTTGATACAGGTGAGATCATTGGAAACATCGAGGTGACTGTAGATGCGACACTAGATGATGAAACCACAAATTATTACAAGAATGCAGCGAAGGAAAATGCAAATAAGATTGGCAAGTAGGTGATGTTATTGGGTAAGAAATATTTTTGGCTAAAACTAAAGGATGATTTCTTTAATCAAAAGGAAATCAAGATGCTAAGACGTGTTGCCGGTGGTGACACGTACACGATTATTTATTTAAAAATGCTACTTCTCAGTTTGAAAAATGACGGCAAAATTTATTATGACGGCATAGCAGAAAATATGATTGAAGAAACTGCACTCGAAATTGATGAAGATATTGAAAATGTTCAAATTACGTTTACCTATCTTTTGAAAAAGGGGCTTATCGAAACTGCACATGAAGATGAAATTGAGATGACAAATATTGCATCTATGATTGGGTCTGAAACCGATGCGGCAGTAAGGAAGAGACGTCAAAGGTTGAAAGAAAAACGTGACATTGTCACAGAGCGGTCACACTTAGGTCACATAGAGATAGAGATAGAGAAAGATATAGAGCTAGAGAAAGAACTACAACTACAACAAGAAGAAAAAATTACACCTGTTGTCATCGTCGATGATGTGAATCAAGCTATTGATTTTTATCAACAGAACTTTGGTGTACTTAATCCATATACCACACAACAAATCCTGGATGCAGTAAATACCTTTAACGAGGAAGTTGTAGTAAAAGCAATGCAGATTGCGATTGAAAGTAATAACCGTAACTATAGTTATGTGAGGGGCATATTAAAGAATTGGTATCAAAATAATGTAAAAACCCTTGAAGATACTCAAGCATTAGATGCGGAACATCAAAATAAGAAAACAAAAAAATCTTTTAAAAACACACAAAAAGAAGCTGTTGCACCTGCATGGTTAAACTCGGATAAAAGAGCAGATCAAACTAAAGAGACTAGCGGAGAATTAACTGCAGAAGAAATCGAGGCTATTGAGGAATTAAAGAAAATGGTAGTTGGTGAAGCTAGTGACAGTTAGAAGTAAGTACGGTGCTAAAAAAACAGTAATTGATGAAATCACTTTTGATAGTAAAGCAGAAGCACAATTTTATATGCATCTAAAACAGCTTCAAAGAGCTGGGGTGGTATCTGGATTTGAGATGCAAGTGCCATTCATCTTGCAAGAAGGATTTGACCATCCAACTAGAAAAATAAAAAGTGGTAAGCCATCAAGAGTACCTGCTATCAAGTATGTGACTGATTTTGTGGTCACATACGCTGATGGTAGTGAAAAAGTAATTGATGTAAAAGGCGTACAAACTACTGATTTTAAATTAAAAGCTAGGATGTTTTTAAAGAAATATCGCAAGCCACTATATTTAGCAAAAAAACAGGGTAGAAATTGGAAAATTGAGGAGTTTTAAACATGAATGCAGATAACGTAATTATTTTAAATGGACGGCTTACACGGGATCCAGAAATCACAACAATGAATGATGGTAAATCCATCGCAAAATTTACTTTGGCAGTAAACCGAAGTTTCAAAGATGCGAATGGCGAACGACAAGCAGATTTTCATAACTGTGTGATATTTGGCAATCGTGCTGAAGCTATTGGGAAATATTTCAAAAAAGGCAGTGCTATTGGTGTTATGGGTGAGTTACGAGATAACAACTATGAAAAAGATGGCATCACTCACTACAACAAGCAGGTGATTGTAGACCAATTTAGTTTTAGAAGTAGTGGAGATGGTCAGAGCGGTCAAAATTCAGGGCAAAATAACGTTCAAAATACTAACCAGTATAATTACGCTCAACCTATCCCAAACACCGCACAAGCGAATTTTGGCGCAAATAACACTAGTGCATTTGATAGTGCTGGGAATGATATCAATATTTCTGATAACGATTTGCCGTTTTAGGAGGACATAAATGATTGATGTAAATGGCGTTGAATTTAATCCAGTAGTAAAAATTACCGAGCTGAAGTACACAGTGATCTATGAAGATGAGTACGGTGATAGATACGTAGTAAAAGGTAATGGTGGTATTAGCGAAAAATTGGAAGCTAAGCGCCTTGAATTGGGTATGAGTCAAAAAGCTTTTGCAAGCCATATTGGAATATCACAAGCACTCTACCAAAATTGGAAGTCAGGACGAGACATTACAAAGAAAAAGCGACACTATCAAGCGATTATGCGAGCGTTCGATTGTTCCTATGACGAGGCTAGAATGTTGTTAGGCGTTGAAACCGAGAAAGTGAAAATTGTACTAGGTGGCAAAAAGAAACGGATATTAGAGGAGGAATAGATCATGAGAACTGTGGTTTACAGCAAAAACAATTGCGTTCAATGTGCATACACTAAAAAGTTATTGACCGAGTATGGAATCAAATTTGAGGAACGAAATATTGATGAAAATGAAGAGTTTTATGCACAAGCGAAGTCACTAGGTTACCAACAAGCACCGGTTGTAGTTGCCGGTGTGGAATCTTGGAGTGGTTTCCAACCAGACAAATTGGCTAAGTTAGTGAGTGATTAATATGGGCTTAATAACACAAATACTAGTATGCATTGGTGCTTTTGCCGTAATTGTTGTGGTAGGTACTTTTGTAGGGTTACTACTTGCTACGGTAGAAGACATTATCACAGAACGTGAGCAGGAAAGGGAAAGGTCAAAATGGCGTACAAAAAAGTAACGGTAATTCAAGGGAAAACAGGCTGCTTAGAAATCGACGGGGAAAGTGCCTATGAGCAAGTAGATAGACAGGTTAAATCTAATAAGCAAGATATCTATGTAAACGAGGATATTGGCAGTATGGTGACTGAGAGAATCATTAGGGCAAGTGATATTGAAGCGTACTATGTTAAGGATGTAATAAACTAGAAGGAGTGTTGGCATGCTATTTCCAGAAGTTAATGAAAAAGCTACAAAAGAAAGAGTGGATAGTTTACTAAAGAACTATCATAAAATTAGACGTCTGTCAGGCATGCCAATTGAGCAGAAGGTCACAGCAACATATAGCCTAGATCCGAAGAGCTTTACGGGTATGAATTCAAGCGCAATTGAGAATGGGACTATTAAGAAATTAGATGCAGTTAGCTTATATCGAGATATCAATGCTGCAATTAATACCTTGGATGCTTACTCTAGAAAACGCATATACGATAAGTACATCAATTCGACAAGGTTTTATGATTATGAGGTTTATAGTGCTGAAAACATCAGCGAAGCAACCTATTACCGTGAAGTTAGCAAAGCTATGATAGAATTCGCAGAAGCTTTTCAAAGTGGTAGTTTGCTAGTTTTGAAAATGAGTGATTATTGAAAGATGTGTGATTGAGAAACATAGTATTATGTTAATTGAGATAAGTCGGTAAACTTGTCTCGCCTCCTTTTTGGATTACCATTTCGTGAGATAAACGAGTAAAGTCCTTGAGCCACGGAAATGGTGCAAGGCAAAAGTTGGGTACCTCCCGACTATATATAACAGTAGCTATGATTGGTATCGCAAAGACAGCACGCTTTGTAAGGGTTCGATTCCCTTGTTAGTTATAGCAAGGCGCAGGCAGCTCAAATAAATAATACATTTAATCGTCGACTGACTAACCTTGCTTATTGAAAACTGCACAATGCTGATAGAGTAATTGCATTTGGTAGCTACTTATGCGATTGTCCTAAAACCGAGTGGGAGTTAGACACCTAACGTCGGCGCAATTGGACTCGATAGCTTTGGGGTTGTGTAGTTTTGAGTAATTAAAATAACATCAACAGCTACCCAGTCTTTAAATAGACACACTTACGAGTGATGGGTGGCTTTTTTAGCATTTTTCTCCCTTAACCATGCTATATTAATGAGTGAGAGGAGGAAAATTTCTTGTAAGAGATTGTAGCTATATGAATTAGGAGGTATTTAAATGAAGTTAACACAATATCAACGTCAAGTTTTATCGAACCAACATCAGATTCTATCTATGTTACAAACAGATGAGCATATGTCAGATTATCATGAACAAATGCAAGAAATTTATAATGATGGATTTGAATATATGTATTTTGAGCACGGCGCTTATAATGATAATGAAGTTTTAGAAGAGGCAGAATGTCGTGATGTGTTTAGAATCATAAATATGTATGATGATTTAACATATTATTGGAATAATTCAGATGACTTAAAAGAAAATATTTCTGAATATGCAGTGATATTCCCTGGATTTGATTTAAATGACAGCATCGAAAGCAAATACTACTCGTTTGCGAAATTTTTAATTTTGAAACAAAATAGATTTCATGATACTGGAAAAATGATCCGTGAAGATATTAATAAACTAAATAGTCATGGTAGTGGTCCTGGGATTTCGGGTTACCTGGATATCCTCAATAGATATGAGGAAGTAATGGCTAATAGAAGTAATACAGGCGTTAGGAATGGAATGACATTAGAAGAGATGAAGAAAATCTTAAATAGATAGTTTTATTTGAAAGGAGTTGAGATGATGAGCAAGAAAGAAGCAACAGCGCAACAAAAGCTGTTTATTGATGAGTATTTGAAGTTAAGAAAATCTAATCAAAAGAAGGCAGCTTTGAATGCTGGATATAGTCCAAAGAGTGCTGAAGCTCAGGCATCTCAACTTCTTAAGAATCCTAGGGTTAGAGCGTATTTAGACGAACGAGAAAGTCAATTGGAAAAAGAATTGCGCAAAGAATTCATGTTCGATGCTTTAGAAGCAAGAAAGGTCATGTATAACATCATGAACGATGAAGAAGCACCGGACAACGTTCGAGTGAGTGCTGCTAAAGATTTCCTTGACCGAGCTGGATTTAAACCAATTGAAAAGCAAGAGATTTCTGGTGAATTAAAGACTACAAATGCTTTTGCCGAATTAACTACAGAAGAACTGAAGAAGCTAGCTGATGGCTATGAATAAAACAGCATATATTAAACAACAATCACGTTTGGAATTGGCCAGACGTGATTTTTTTAGATTCTGTAATCTTGTTACGCCAAAGTTTTATAAGCCTAATCGTCAGTATTTAATTGATTTGTGTAACGACATGCAAGAATTTATGCATGATGAGAACGATATTCTCGTTTTAAATATGCCACCAAGGCACGGAAAATCTTTCACAGCTACTAAATTCACACAATGGCAATTAGGAATAGATCCTAGCAAGAAGATTATGACAGGGTCATACAATGAACGGCTGTCCACTACCTTTTCAAAAGCAGTTAGAAATGGCATTCAAGAGATTAAAGGGGATGACGATATTTTAATCTATAACGACATTTTCCCCGATACTAAAATCAAATATGGTGATGCCAATATGAATCTATGGTCATTGGATGGTAGCCAGACGAACAACTACTTAGCAACTTCTCCCGGTGGTACCGCCACTGGTTTTGGTGCTGACTTGATTATAATTGATGACTTAATTAAGAACTCAGAAGAAGCGAACAATGCTATGGTGCTTCAGAAACATCATGAATGGTTTACGGACACAATGCTATCAAGGCTTGAATCAAACGGAAAAATCATCATTATTATGACGAGGTGGTCATCTAATGACTTAGCTGGTTATGTGCTTACAGAACTACCCAAGAATGGTTACAAGGTCAAGCACATCAATTTAAAGGCTAAACAGGACGATGGCACAATGCTATGTGAAGATGTTTTAAGTTTAAGAGAGTTTACTCGTAAGTTTAAGACGATGTCACCGGACATAGCCAACGCAAACTATCAACAAGAACCAATCGACTTGAAAGGTGCTTTATATTCTGGCTTTAAAACATATCGTGAAAGACCAGAATTTAAAGAGATTGCAGCATATATTGATACGGCTGACACTGGAAGTGATAATCTAGCAGGCTTTATCTACGGCGTTACATTCGATGATGATGCTTATATCCTAGATACGATATACACCAAGGAACCGATGGAAGTCACAGAACCTTTAACAGCTCGTAAGCTGGCCGAAAATTCGGTCAATGTGGCTCATATCGAATCAAACAATGGTGGACGTGGATTTGCAAGAGCTGTGGAAAGGCAATTGTCTAATAATCGCACTGTTATTTCGAAATTTACACAATCTAAGAATAAGCAAGCGAGAATTTTATCAAATGCTACTTGGGCCATGGAACATGTTTATTTCCCAGAGAATTGGCACAACAAATGGCCAGATCTGTATAAAGACTTGATGACTTATCAGCGTGAAGGTAAGAACGCTCATGATGATGCGCCAGATGCACTAACTGGTATTGGTGAAAAGATGGGTACAGGAATCGTAATCAAAACATATAAAGGTTTTTAAGGGGGTTGAAAATGGTATTTGTATATTCAAGAGAAAAGGAAATCACACCAGAAGTGGTTAATGATTTTATCAAGGAACACCAAGCAGTTGTTCCGCGATATGAGGAGCTGGCAAAACTTTACAAGAGCCAAGCGCCTATTCTAGAACAAGAAGATAAAGACGAATATAAGCCAGATAACCGTATTGTGGTTAACTTTGCAAAGTACGCTGTTGATACGTTCAACGGCTTTTTTATTGGTATTCCTATCAAGATTCAGCACGAAGATGAAGAAGTAACACAAATGGTAAATGACTTTATCAATCGACAGAACCTAGACGATGTGATTGCTGAAGCATCTAAAATGTCTAGTATTTATGGCAACGCTTTTGTATATGCTTTCCAAAATGAAGAATCAGAAACGTGTGTGGTGCATAATAGCCCATTAGATATGTTTGTAGTTTATGACGACACGATAAGCAGAACACCATTATTTGCGGTTAGGTACTACTTGGACGAAGAAGAAACGATTGTCGGACAGTTATTCACAGAAACATATCAACTACAATTTAGAGCTGATGGCGAAAGTCTTGTATTTGAAAATGAAGAAGCGCATTACTTTGGCATTGTTCCTGTTATTGAATTTATCGAAAACGAAGAACGCCAAAGTTTAATAGAGCCAATTGAAACGCTTATAAATGCTTATGACAAGGCAATTTCAGAAAAAGCGAATGATGTAGACTACTTTGCTGATGCGTATCTATCAATCCTAGGCGCTGATATTGGCGATGGCATGAATAGCATACGAGATAATCGGATCATCAACCTGTTTTCAACCAATGGCGAAATTGATGCACAGAAAATTAAGATTGAATTTCTAGACAAACCCGATGGCGACACTTCACAGGAAAACCTATTGAATCGTATTGAGCGATTGATTTATCAAACTTCAATGGTGGCCAACATTAATGACGAGAGTTTTGGTAATGCAAGTGGTGTGGCTTTGAAGATGAAATTACAGCCGATGACGAACTTAGCAATCATGAAAGAACGTAAATTTACAAAAGGTTTAAGCCAGTTATTTAAGCTTTTCTTTACTTTGCCTACCAATGTACCAAGTGGTAAGAAAGATGAGTGGAGTGGGTTAAAATATACGTTTACACGCAATATTCCAGAGAACATGGCCGATGAAGCATCAACTGCTGTCAAGTTACAAGGAATTGTGTCAAAAGAAACGCAACTTTCTACTCTTTCATTTGTGGATAATGCAGCAGAAGAAATCAAGCGAATGGAAGCTGAAGCAGAACAGGAATCATCAGACGGGTATAATACTGATGAAAACGGTGATTTTATTGTTGATGAAAGTGGTGAATAACCATGAACAGCAAGGAGTATTGGGAACGGCGACAAATTAACCTTTTTGCTAAACAAGACAAGAACGATGATAAGTTTGTGGCTAAAATGACCAAAGAGTATGATCGTGTGGCTAGGAACCTAGAAAAGGAAATCGCACAATATTATGCTAGATTTTCAAAGGATGATGTCATTGAATATCGTCAAATGGTTCAGCAATTGTCTGAAGCAGAAAGAACATTGTTATATCAAAATTATGATGCGTTTATGAATAAGCACCCAGATTTACGCCATTTAATGCCTGTAAGACAGTCCATTTATAATCTGAATAGGTTAGAGGGCTTACAACTTTCAACACAACAGCAACTGCTTGAATTGGGCATAATTGAACAGTCAGAATTTAATAAAACACTCACAAAGGCTTATGAGAATGGTTATCTGTCCAGTATGAAAGGATTAGACAATGCTCAAGCCTTTTTTCGTGTAGATCCACTTGTGATGCAGGCAACGCTTGATAGCAAATGGCTAGATGGAAACAACTATTCAGACCGTATTTGGGATAACAAAACAAAACTAATTAACTCGCTGAACAACGAAATACGTGATGGTTTAATCCGAGGCGATAGCTACAATAGCATGATTAAAGCTTTGCGACACAGAACAGACGTTGGTTTAAGCGATTCAACTAGGTTAGTCCGAACGGAATCGGCTTATATCTTGAATGAAGCGAATGCGAAAGCCTTTCAAGAAGCAGGTATCTTAGAATACGAAATAACTGCTGTTATGGATGCTAGGACAAGTCCAACGTGTAGAAGCTTAGATGGTGAACGTTTTAGCTTTAAAGAGCGTGTTGTGGGTGCCACAGCGCCACCTTTTCATCCATGGTGCAGGTCTACAACTATTCCAGTTGAAAATAATTAGGAGCGTGATCCTTATGCTGAAAGATGCAGGTATCTAAAAAGGAGAATTACCATGCAAGTAACATGCGACAATTGCCATAAAGAATACGAAGTGGTCATGCGAATGGACAGAATCAGCGACATTGAAAAGAATTACTTTAAATGTCCACACTGTCAAATTGAATACATTACCGCTTGTATTGACCCGAGTATCCGTAAAAAGCAATTGAAGGTTAAAAAGCTATATCAACAATTAAGATTGCTAAAAGATGAACAGAAAATCATCATGAAAGTTAATCAGATTAATGATCTAGAATCTGAAATTAAGGCTGATATGGCGGAATTGAAAGAAAAATTTAACCATTAGTAAACGCTGGTGGTTTTTATTTTGCCCAAGCATTGAAGGCATTAAAAGCTATGGATACGTGCAAGCATTTATTCACGATAAAAGATATGGAAGGAGTTAAATAAAATGAAATTCAACTTACAGTATTTTGCTGACGACAATGAGCCAATCGAAAACGGCGGTGACCCAGTAGATGAAACAACCAAAGATGCAGAAACGCCTGATGAAAAAGAAACTCCGGAGCTTAAATATTCAGACGAAGATGTGGATAAGATTGTTCAGAAAAAGCTGGCAAAAGCCAAAAAGGATAAAGAAGCCGCAGTCGAAGAAGCCACCAAGTTAGCAAAAATGAACGAGGACCAAAAAGCGGAATATGACCGTGAACAGTTAGAAAAAGAATTAGCTGAATTACGCCGGAAAGATGCTTTTTATAACTTGTCAAAAGAAGCCTCAAAAATGCTAGCAGAGCATGATATTACGGCTGATGATGAATTGCTTCAAGTAGTCGTCAAAGGCGACGCAGAAGGCACTAAACAAGCCGTAGAAAGCTTTGTCAATCTATTCAATGCCAAAGTTAAGGAAGGCGTTAAACAAGCACTAGCAGGCAATTCGCCTAAATATCCAAATACTGGCAAACAACTTACAAAGCAACAGATTTTGAACGAAAAAGATGCAACTAAACGGGTGAAATTAATTCAACAAAACCCACAACTTTTTAAACAATAAGGAGAGATAAATTATGGCAGTAGAACCAAACTTAACAACAGAATTAGGAACAGCATTATCAATTGATTTCGTGGAGCAATTCGGGCAACGTTTCCGTACGTTACAAGAATTATTAGGTGTACAACGTACATTACCAATGGCAGCAGGAACATTAATCAAAACTTACACTTCATCTGTGACATTAGATGGTACACAAGTAGCACCGGGCGATATTATTCCATTATCTCAAGTTACTTTAGAAGATGGACCATCTCATGAGTTGGAATGGGATAAAAAACGTAAAGCCGTAACTATGGAAGATATCCAAAAATATGGTTTTGATCGTGCGGTTACATTAACTGACAACAAATTAATCAATGAAATCCAAAAAGGTGTACGTACTAAATTGTTAACTCAATTATCTACTGGGACAGCAACTGCTACTGGTACAGGTTTACAACAAGTTATGGCTAAAAACTGGGCAACAGTTACAGCTAAATTTGATGAAGATGATGTTCAAGTGGTGTCTTTCATTAACCCATATGATGCCGGTGATTACTTAGGGAACGCAGACATCTCTACTCAATCAGCATTCGGTATGACATACATTGAGGATTTCTTAAACAACCGTGTTGTATTCATGTCCGCACAAATTCCAGAAGGTACTGTTTACTCAACTGCTGACGGAAACTTAGTTGCAGCATACGCATTGATGTCTGGTGGTCAAATTAACCAAGCGTTTGATTTCACAACTGACTCAACTGGTTTAATTGGTGTAACTCATGACATTAACAAACAACGCTTACAAGCGGAAACAGTAACTGCTTACGGTATTGAGTTATTTGCTGAACGCTTAGATGGTATTGTAGTCGGAACAATCGCACCAGCAGTTTAAGGGGGTTAATCTATGAACAAGGTTATTAAAGCATTTGTGGACAAACAAGACGGTGAAAGACTTTATGAACCGGGGGTAGGTAAGACCTATCCTCGTGAAGGTTATGAGCCAACTGCTGACCGCATTATTTTTTTGCGTGACAACGGATATATTGAAGCTTTAGAAGTTGAAGAAACTGAGGCAGAAAACCTTGGCGCATTAACCAAGGCTGACTTATTAAAGTTGGCGAATGAAAAAGGTATCGAAGCAACTGATAAAAACACTAAAAAGGAAATTATTGAAGCTTTAGAAGCAGAAAAGTAGGTGATTAAATGGCACTTACGTTTGTAAAAGATCGCGTGATTATTCGAAAGCCAGAGCTTGAAGAAAGTCCGGTATTAAATGAACTTGTCAAAACAGCATCTGACCGAATCAATATTCGTGTAGGCGAAACTGAATTGCCAGTTGAGCTTGAAACGGTTGCTGTTGAAGTCGTGTGCGCTTTGCATAATCGCATGTATTACGAGGGTATCAAATCTGAAAATGCTGATACATTTAGCGTGTCATTTGTAGACGATGTTTTACGTGAATATGAAACAGACCTACAAAGATACCGTGAAAAGAAAGCGAAAGATGATATTGAATATCGTGGAGGAGTGGTGAATTTCTTATGAGATTTAAACCACTCTTTTTATATTCAAATCAACTAATTGGCGAAGATGAATTATTTAACCCAATTTATGATTTAGCCGAATTTAAAGAAACCACAGGACGGTTTACTACATGGACAGAAAAAGAAGTCGCTTTAGACGTCAGAAACGTGACTACAACGAGCCGAAAAATACTGACAAGGGAATTACAAGCAAACTTGCTTAAAGCCTCTAGAATCGAATTTGAAGGCAAATTTCATAACATTAAGGAAATCATAGGCGATGACACAGACCGCTGGCGAATATTAGTCGTTGACCGCTATGGAAGTGATGAACCGTGAACATTGAATGGCATGGTGTTGAAGCGTTAAGCAAAAAGCTGCTTGAAAAAAGTGAAGCTGATTTTGCAGAAGTTGGCAGAAAGAATATCCGTGATATTTATTCACGTTCGCAAAAGAATGCTTATAGCGGTGGGAATGTACCCACTGAAGGTGGTACACCGGTAGATACGAATGAATTGCGTATGTCGGCTAAGTATCGTGATGATGAAATGGGCTATTCAGCCTCTCATGCACCTCATGTTGAGTACGGTCATGTGACTAGAAGTGGGAATTTCGTTCCCGGTCAATACTACTTGAAGAAAAGTGTCGATGCACAACGTGAAATTTATAAGCAAGACTTAAAAACCAAGCTAAAGGAGTGATGGCGTGTATCAGAAAATGAGCTTTACAAGCATTATCGCTTCAATTATCAAGCAAGTGCGAGTGAACACAGGTCTACCATGCTATGACAGCGTACCGATTAATGTACCAAAGCCATTCTATGTTGCAGAAATGGTGGGTAGTTTGCCTGAAAAAAGCAAAACAATGATGAAAGACCGCTATCAAGTCGTCATGCATGTATTCGCTGAAGGTGGTTCATCAGTACCGATTTATAATGCCATTCAAAAACTTGAAGAAGCGTTAACTGTTGATATTGAGTTGCCGGATGATTACGAAGTGACGTTGCAAATTCCGACTGGCGTCAATCAGATTATGGATCAAGCTGACGGCAGTAAACATGCTGTTGTTGGCTTTGATTTTGTTGTGTTTAGCGGATATAAGATGAAAATTTAAAGGAGAGATAAAAATATGTCACAAGAATTAGAAACACAATTAAAAGGACAATTAAATAAAGCAATTGCAGGTAAAGATATTCTGTTATCTGTGTGGGATTCAACTGGATCTAAACTCATTGCGGTTGCAGGTCAACAAGGTTTAACAATTAACCGTGATAAAGACACCATTGAAGTAACTTCTAAAGACTCACAAGGTTGGAAACAAAACATTGTAGGTTTCAAAGAATGGTCTATTGATAATGACGGGGTTTATGTCCGTGACCACGAATCTCACAAGCTGATGAAAGAAGCTTTTGACGGTGATGACCCAGTGTTAATCAAAGTGACCAATCAAAAGGCTAAAACCGACTTATTTGGCGGTTTAGCATTAGTGACTAGCTATCCTATTGAAGCGCCTTATGACGATGCTGTGACGTACACTGTAACCCTTACAGGTACAGGGGCATTAGTCGACTTAGAAGATACACCATCACCAGAACAAGTCTAGGAGGTAGCGAATGTTTACGATTGACGATGAAGTTTACGCTTTAAAATTTAATAAACGCAAACAAATGATTATTGAAGCTCAAACAGGCAAGTCCTTAATGGCCGAATTTAATCAAACAAGTGGATTAGTATCATTGGGTACATTACAAGCCATGTTTGCTGCTGCACTTGTTGAAGAAAATGAAAATAAACCTGTAAAAGGACAAAAAGCGATTGATATCTTTGAAAAAGTTTTAGATAACAATGGCTACCAATCCTTAGTGACATCAACTGTTAACAAATTTACGGAAGATATGGGTTTTTTATTCCGTTAGATCTGATTGAATCAGAATTTACAAGGGATAAAGACCTTACACCAAGGGAAATAAAACTAATAGAACTAGCTAGCGACTTTCAAAGTGAAATGGAGCTAGCTTTTTTTGTTGTTGATTTAGGGATGTCTTTATCAGATTACCGGTCATTGACTGAAGCTGAAAAGCTTTTTATCAAAAAACGGAGTGAACAGAAATTCATTCACGATACAACCTGGCATAGAAACGCAACGTTAAATGCTGAAGCTAATATCAACCGAGGGAAAAATAAGAAGTTTATTGACTTATTTCCTAAAACGAACAAAGCAGATCTTGAATATAACCACAAGGCAATTGAAACCGTTCTGGAAATGGATGCAACTCAAGGCAAGTCGTGGGTTGACAAGATTTTCCACGCGAACGGCATGCAATTAACAAATAATAAAGAAAGGAGCAATTAAATGGCAGATTATGTTTTAAGCGCCAAGTTGACGGCGGATGCTAATGGGTTTTCTAAAGTATTTCAACAAGCAAATCAGCAACTGACCAATTTATCAAAAGGCGTGCAAAATGCCGGACGTGAGATTACTGGTTTCGGTAAAAATATGGCCATTACAGGCGCCGGAATGACAGCAGGATTCACTGCTCCTTTCTTAAAAGCAATCAAGACCACAGGCGATTTTGAAGCCTCTATGACCAAAGCGGGTGCTATTGCGGGTGCAAGTTCTAGTGAACTTGATAAAATGACCGAATCAGCGCTTGAATTAGGCGCATCAACGTCACTAAGTTCCACAGAAGTTGCGGATGCAATGACTGAAATGGCCGCTAAAGGTTTTGATGCTACTCAAACAATTGCAGCAATGCCCGGTGTAATTTCAGCCGCTGAAGCTTCTGGTGAAGATCTAGCGTTAACTGCTGATACTGTGGCTAGTGCATTGAATGGTTTTGGTCTTGAAGCTAGCGAATCTGGACGTGTTGCGGATATCTTAGCAATGGCGGCGAATGCAACTGCAGCAGGTGTTGGTGATATGGGTAATGCGTTTAAATATGCGGCACCTATTGCTAACTCACTAGGTATTGATATTGAGGAATTATCAGCTTCAATCGGTATCATGACTAATGCGGGTCTTGAGGGCGGACAAGCGGGTACAACATTAAGGCAGGCTTTTTCTCGTTTAACGAAACCAACCAATGAAGCGGAAACAGCAATGGAAAATCTTGGTTTTTCCGCAGTTGATTCAAATGGTAATTTTAAAGATTTAACCACAATTGTTGGCGATTTAAACTCGTCAATGGACGGAATGACTGAAGCACAGAAAATGGCAGCATTGTCTACTATTTTCGGTACTGAAGCAGCTTCTGGTATGAATATCTTGTTAGCGGCTGGTCAAGAAGAATTAGCTGGCTTAACTGCTGAATTAGAAAATTCAGAAGGGGCTAGTGCGGATGCTGCCGCTCAAATGAAAGATAACTTGAACGGTGCTTTAGAAAATCTAACTGGTGCAATCGAATCGGCAACTATTTCAATGATGAGTAAGTTAACACCGTTTCTACAAGACCTAGCAAGTTGGACAACGGGAATCGTTGATCAATTTAACGGATTAAGTGAAGGAACACAAACACTCATTGCCTTTGGAGCATTAGGAATTGCTGCATTAGGTCCATTGTTAACAATCCTAGGTGTAATGACCATGGGTATTGGTGGACTAGTCACAGCTATTGGTTTCCTAATTAGTCCGGTTGGCCTTGTGATAAGTGCCATAGTCGCTCTAGGGGCGGTGTTTGGACGTCAAATGGCCACTAATGAAGCCTTTAGGTCAAATGTATTTAGTGTATTTGAAGCGATTCGTAGCAAGATTACAGAAGTGATCAATACCATTGTGCCGATAGTGTCAAATCTATGGTCACAGGTTCAACCAGTGCTTGAAAGTTTTGGTTCTAGCATTTCAACCATTTTCCAAAATATCGCGCCACAAATTATCCCAACATTACAGAATTTAGGTTCACAGATTGCCACTGTTTTCCAAACGGTATGGGGCATTATCCAAGCGGTAGCGCCTATATTCACTACTTTATTTAGCAGTATTATCAATGGCTTTAATTCTGTAGGTGGTGCAACTAGCGGTTTTGGTATCAATCTAAGCACCGTTTTAATCGGTGTTAGTCCATTAATTAAAGGGATTATTTTATTGTTCCAAAACTTTGGACCACAGATCGTGAGTGCTTTCCAACAAATCGCAAGTATGGTAATTCCAGTAGTGGCAACAATAGGTACTGCCTTAGGTCAACTTGCAGCGGCAGTCATTCCAATGCTGACACAAGCAATGGCCAGCTTAGTACCAACAGTCATGTTGATTGGTCAAACCTTTATGGCGATTATAACAGCAGTTTTACCAGTTGTAATTTCGCTATTTAACCAGTTAGTGCCAATTATCATGCAGTTGGTAATGGCATTTATGAATGTGGTAGCGCAAGTGATGCCACTGGTCGCAACTTTAGTGAGCGCTTTGCTACCAGTAATTCAAAGTATTATACAAGCAGTAATGAACGTGGTTACAGCCGTTGCCCCAGCGGTAATTGCGATAATTCAAATGATTGTTGCGGCTATTAATGCGATGTTACCAATCATCATGTCTATTATAACGATTGTGGTCCAAGTGGTGTCGGCGGTAATTGCCACCATTTCGCCAATTGTCGCTTTTATCGGAACTGTAATTTCAGGCATTATGTCAGTGATCACGCCAATCATCGTATTTGTTGCTGGTGTAATTAGTTCCGTAATAGCAGTTATTACGCCAATTATTGCTGTTGTCACTGGGATATTTAACACAGTTTTCACGGTTGTAAGTGGTATTTGGCAAAACATTATGACCTTTATCGGTTCAGCAATTAATGCCATTGGACAAATTATTAGTAGTTTAACTGGTATTGTCGGCGGTGTATTTAACAGCATTTACAGCACTGTTACTGGCACCATGCAGAATGTATCAAGCGCAATCACGAATGTCTTTAGCGCCATTCAAAATGCGTGGACAGGGTTGCAAAGCTTTGTTAGTGGCGTATTCAGTGGTATTGGTAGTGCGGTTCAACAATTAGTGAATCAAGTTAAAGGCTTCGTGAATGATGTTATAGGTGGAGTTAATGCTGCAGTTGGTTTAATCAACAAGATTCCCGGTGTATCAATCGGTACTATTCCATATTTACAACATGGTACAGATAACTGGTCTGGTGGATTTGCAATGATGAACGAAGGTGGACGTGGTGAGTTGGTTAACTTACCGAATGGTGCCCAAGTAATTCCACACGATGTCAGCATGCGCTATGCCCGTGAAGCCGGACGAATGAACGCTGAAAACACGGGTGGCGAGTATGTATTCAGCGGAACAGATACAAGTAGAATTGAAAGCTTGCTAACTAGAATTGCGGAAAGTGGCTCACAGATTATCCTTGATACAGGAGAATTCGTCGGGGCTACATATCCACAATACGATAGAGTAGGCGGAAGTCATGCAAGTTTAGTAGAAAGGTGGGGTGGATAATGGAACAAATCATTGAAAAGATAAATTTTGGTGAATTTGACAGCCAAAAGCGTAAAATGCACTTGTTAGAACGGTCTGCCCCAACACCATCTAGAAAAGAGAAACGGGAATCGCTAGCGTATATGCAGGGTGATTACGATTTTTCTGGACTAGATGGCCAAGAGTATCACGAAAACCGTGAATTATCATACACATTTTACGTTTTAGAACGTGATTATGAGTACAGAAAGCATAATCAGACGGTAATTGAAAATGAGTTGATGAGATATGGCGAAATACCGTTATATGACAGCTATTCAGTTGGGTATTACTATCATGCGAAATGTATGGGGGTGCGTGTAACGGATGACCACTTATCCAATAGATTAATTATCGAAATTACTTTCAAAGGCTATCCATTCAAAACAAGTATTTTACCTGAAGGTCACGATCTCGTGGCCTTTATTAATGTTGACTTGGACGTACGACAGTATACTAACTTCAGTTTTAAATCTAAATGGTCTAACTTCAAGCAATTAAATGTTGGCGATATGGCTACCTATGGTGCATGGGCAACTCAATACTATGATCCGAATACCTCAACTGGTGGTGGCGCTAGCATTAATCCTAGATTTCATGGGATTACATATAGAATTGTGGATAAGATTGCGGTAAATATCTCTGATTTAAGGCCATCTAGATATGCTTATAAGCTAGCTAACTATGATGGCTGGCTACTAGAACAGGATATATTGCAAGCTCAAACGGAATTTTTGGATATCATCCTAGTAAATTCTGGAATTGCTGACGTACCACCTAAAATCACAACCAACCACTCGGTTACAATTGTACGTGACAATGAAATTTACAACTTAATGCCCGGAATATACAAAACAGAACAATTCGTTTTAAAATCTGGTGAAAACAGCCTGCAACTATATATTCCAAATGTTACTTTGAAGATTGATTTTACTTGGTATAAGGAGCTGATTTAATGTATCGTGTAACAATTTACGATGGACCAGATGACCCAGTTGGGGAACTTATACACATGGACGGTGCTAAAATTCGGAAAGCTCCTTTTAAGCTGCATTTGAAAAAAGAAGGTATTGATGATGTTTCAATAAAGATGAATGTCAATAATCCCGGATGGCTAAAGATGCACCCAAAACGTACACTGATTGAAATTTACAATGAACGTACAGGTAACTATATTTTCAAGGGTAGAGTATTAAAGCCCACAAGAAAAATGAATGAAACTGGTATTTTTACGAAAACTTTTGCTTGTGAAGGTAGATTAGCCTATTTGCATGATTCAGAGCAAACTTGGGAGAAAGTACAAGATACTACCATTGCTGATTTTTTCAAAAAATTGATTGAAAATCATAATGAGCAAGTAGAGCCATACAAGCGTTTCAAATTCGGCCGTGTAACAGTTAAAAGCAACACTAACAACGTTTATAGGTACATCGGATACGGTAGTACCTATGATGAAATAAAAGAGGACTTAATGGACTCTCTAGGCGGATATTTGCAGTTGCGTGATGAGCCAGACGGCACCTATATTGATTATCTCGAAGAAATTGGGGAAGTTCGAGAAGAACCTATTCATTTAAAAAATCGACTGCAATCTTTTGAAAGCGAAATTGACCCAACTGAAGTGATCACTAGAATTCGAGTGTTGGGCGCAACGATTGATGAAGAAACAGAAGAAGGCGCTGAAGAAACACAAGCGGTAAGTAGCCCTAGAATCACCATGGCTAGTGTGAATAACGGTCTTGATTATATTGTGGATGAAGCGCTTGAAAAGGAATTTGGTATACAATATGGAACAATTATTTATGATGACGTCCGTGACCCTAATACCCTTTTAAATCGCGCCAAATCGTACAGAGATGCACAGCAATCAGCAAAAATAAGCTACTCAATTACAGCGTTAAACATTGACTTAATCAGAACTGATGTTGAAGCTTTGGTTCTAGGGGATACTTATCCAATTATGGCCAACATTGAATTTAACACAGTTGATTATTTGCAGATTGTTGAAATGACCATTGATTCTGAAAACTTACAGAAACACCAATTGACAGTCGGATCTACATTCAAGACTTTAACGCAATATCAAGCACTGCAAGCTAAACGTTTAACACAAGTGTACGCGCTGAAAGCAACAGTTGATAGGCAGTCTAGACAGTTGAATTTAGTTTCTTCTGGTCAAAAACAACTTTCGGAACTGTACAATGCCGTTTCTGAAAATGCTGGTAAGGTACCAGATATCGAGAAACAACTAAAACAGATTTTAGAAAGCCTTGAAAATGGCGGTGGAAGTGATGTTGATGAAAACGGCTACTCAACAACCAGAGTATTCCCAGTCGACTACACTCTAGAGGGCGTTAACTATTTCGTTCGTGAAGGTAAATCACCAGGATCAATCGAATATGACATGACGTACGGCATGCGTGACGGCGTATTGCATAGCGGTCATGATATTGGTACTAATGGCGATAGAAACTACACAGCTCACGCAACGACTGATGGCGTTGTCCGTAAAGCCGAATTTATGTCTGGCGGAATCGGTAACGCGGTGTACGTGGAACATACTGGTGACAAATATTGGTCTAACTACATGCACTTGAAATCAATCAGTGTAGCGGTTGGTCAGACGGTCAAAGCTGGTGACGTGATTGGTGTAATTGGTGGAACAGGCGGAGATTATGCGCCACATTTACATTACGAGATTAGTCCTGATGGCAATTTCCATAGTTCCGGTAATACGGTCAATCCGCAAAGCTACTTGGGCATTACTGGGGACAATACAACAAGTTTGCCGAGACCAGTTTAAAAAGGAGGATAAGAATGAAAGTTTATAAAATTTCACCAACCTATTATGATCGGGAAATGACCAATACTGTCATTGTTGTAGCTGAAAATAAAGAGCAAGCATTGAGTATTGCAAAAAAAGGGAACCCTTTTGATGAAAAAGTTCCCTTTGAAGTTAGAGATAAAATAATTTGGTGGAAGTATGAAGATAAACAGTACCCCTTAGTAATAGATGAAATAGATTTAAATGTTGCTCAGGTTCTGGTTGCTGAATGGATTGAATAGTTAGAAATTATATTCAATTTCCTTACCTTCAACTAGAATGATTTCCGGAGCTTCTTTTATATGTTGATTTGTAAACGCCTTAATTGTGGGATTATAATTTAAACTCAAACCAAATTCTTTTCTTATGCTTAAAATTAACTCGTGTGCGATTTGTCTGACAGAGGATAGATGTAAGTGTTTATATGGATCATCCATGGACGCTAGTTCGTGGTTAGGTCCTCCTGGCTCTCTATATAACATACTAGAAATACCTTTAGATAATTTGTAAAAATTTTCTGGCAAGCTTTTATCTATATGGGCCCCTCCATCTTTGTTAGCTACATAGGTGATTAATTGCCGTCTGCTAAAAGCATTTGGGTTACTCGTCAAAACGTTTTGATCATACCAAGACTGAAAATCTATCCATTTTTTAGTTTTTGTTTTTGTAAATGCAGGAATAAACCAAGGTTCACTTACAAAATCATTAGAATTATCTTGGAAAATTACTTCTGTCGGCATGACTAAACCAAGCTGATAAACTACATTTTTCGGAGAAGAGACAGTTGTCAAAAATTTCATTGTTTCTTTTTTATTCAATAATGAAAGTAAACTCGTAGAAGTTCTTGTGTCATGTACTAATACACGCACATTAGTAGCAATTTGTTTTGCATATTTTACATTACCAGTATCAAACTGTTTGCAATTATTAATTAAAAATTCTAATTGCTCCTCTAAGGCACTAACATAATCTGAATATTCACGCTCAATTTCTAATTCCCTCAAATATAACACCTCCTTTCTTAAAAGGAGTATACCAAATAAATAATATGTAAAGACCTCAAATCTAATTTGTGGTCTTTTTTAATACAAAAATAAAGGAGCTGATAAATTTGGCAGATGAACAAAACATACCTTTGAGCGTACTTAGATCGTATAGTCCACATCCCGATAAATTGGATTTAACTGGACTTACTCAAGATGAAATTACTCACGGCATTAAATCGAGTAAATTACCAGACTATATTCGATATAAGCAATACTTGACTGATACCAACGAGGCTTTAGCTCAACTAGCTGAAATGATAATCCAATTTGCGGTTAATTTAGGGTTAGACCCAGACCAGACATTAGATTGGGCTAGAAAATTACAGCAAGCATTACCGCAATCAGAATTTGACAGTTGGGTAGCAACACTGCTAGACGGTGGCCCATCCATTTTTATGAACACGCTGATTGAATTACAAACAACATATCCTAACGGTGCAGCAGGGGTCGCTTTGGTTAGAGAAACCGATCCAGCTAGAATTTATGTGTGGAACGGTACAGCATGGGAAGATTTTGGAGCTTATCAGGGAATTGAAGTTAAGGACGGTAGCATCACGTCAAGTAAGATTGCTGATGGTTCGATAAGTATGACAAAACTTGACTACATATCCATCGGTCAACGCAATATTTTTGATAAAACGAAAATCACACCTGAAACATACATTGTTGAAAACGGTGGTACTTTTCCAATCACTGGATTTAGCTCTAGTGATTTTATGAGCGTAACAGCAAATCAACAATTATGGATTTCAGATGACCAAACTTACGCGTTTTATGACACTAATAAAAATTTAATTTCTTGGTTTAATGGGGGTTGGGATAATGCAACTAATACACATATCTTAACTGTGCCAAACAACCAAAACATAAGCTACATAAGAGTATCACTCAAAGACCCAGAAACTTTTATGGTTTTGGATACGCCAGTTGCGCCTACCGAATATAAAGCGTTCGGCACTTTTGATTTTGATTTTAAGGACGATAATGTCAGAGATAATTTTAAAGATGCGCTAGAGCTTAGTGGTACAATACCGATGTTAAAGCCTGGACGCACCAATCTTTTTGATAAGTCAAAAGCGATTGACGGGTACTATGCTGCTAATAACACTGGTGCACAAGCGGCACTTGCAAACACAACAATGACAGATTATATTGCAGTAAAGCCAGGCGCTGAAATGTGGTTCTCAAAAGATAACGACATTGCTTTTTATGATTTTAATAAAGTATACGTGAGCGGTATTGTGGGTGGCTGGGGAAATTCTCAAGATATTAGTTTGCAAAATTATTTGACAATTCCTAATAACCGAAATATTGCATTTTTAAGAACGGCATTTCCAATGGCGGAAAAAGAAACGGGCATGATTTTAGAAGGTTTTGAAAAACCGTTATCATACATACCTTACGGTTATGTTGATTACGAGTACGCAGACGATAGAATCGCAGAACTTTTCCCGAAAATGTCTGACATTAAACAAGTGTCAAATTTGACTGGAAAAAAATGGAATGCGATGGGCGATAGCATCACACGAGGCGCTTGGGCGTCTAAAAATTATATCCAGTATATTTCAGAAGCTACAGGCGTAATCGCCACAAACTATGGTGTTGATGGGACGATGATTTCAACGGAGTATAACTCTATGGGTGTCGGTATGGCTGAGAGATATGTAAATATGTCAGATGATGCTGATTATATCACGGTTTTCGGGGGCACAAACGACTGGGGTTTGGGGTTGGTTGAAATTGGCACTTGGGATGATGGGACATCTACAACCGTGTACGGGGCTATGCAGACCTTAATTACTGGTTTAATTAATAAATATCCTACCAAAAAAATTGGCTTTATCTTACCTTTACCACGTCAAGTTATCAATGGAAATAACACTCTAGGAGATTTTGTAGCGGTTATCAAAGAAGTATGTGACCGATACTCAATCCCAACTTTAGACTTGTACCATGGCAGCGGTATTATGCCGGGTATACCAGCCCACAAGACTGCTTTAATGCCAGATGGCACTCACCCAAATGCAGAAGGTCATCGAATTATTGCGACTAAAATTCAGAAATTTTTAGAAAGTTTGTAGGTGCTACATATGATTGATTACATTGCAGAAACCACGAGAAATTAGAAGATTGCAAGAAGCAGACGAAACTATATAACTTTTAGAAAGCACTCAATTAATTTTGGGTGCTTTTTATACTCTCAAATATGCTATATTATAGTAAAAGTTTGGGAGTGGGTTTTTATGACTGATGAGCAATTTCGACGATTAATTGATGTTTTAGGAGGATCTACATGGTCACGTCTATGGCCAATAATACTGACATTTGCACTTGGTTTATGCGCTTCAGGAATTACTAGCTATTTATCTAAAAAAATAAGAAAACGTAATGAAAGAAAAGAGTTACCAAATAAAATAAAAACAATAATCAATATCAGTGAAGAAGTTAAGGATATTATGTCCAAGGATATTGACTTGCATAATACGACTATTGTTTTAGGCAGCGACGCAGATAGTTTAGCTGATGGTGTCTTGAATGATATCGAGATTATTGACTTAGAATTTAATAAAGTTTATGAGTATCTTATTTCGAATAGGAATACCTTAAGAGCTACTTTAATGATCAAAAGACAGATAAATATACTAAAAAAAGTGGTTCCTAGTGTCCTTTTAGATCCACAAAAAGTTCATGGAATTCAAGATAGTGATAAGAAGTTTATTACAAATAGTTTAGAATTATTGCAAGAGAGTCTATATAAAACATATGATACATTAACGAATAATTAGTTAAAAGAGTAGCTCGCAAGCTGCTCTTTTTTGTTTCACAAATTTAGAAAGGAAGTGGAAGATGGAAACACAAGACCACGAAACACGTATATCACGGTTGGAAGAAAATGATGAAGAAATTTTTAAGCAAATCAAGAATATCAATGACGATTTAAAAGACAGATACTCACGTATTGATGAAAGCAATAAACATCTACGTGAATTGTCTTTGAAGCAAAATGACCAGAATGCGCAGATACTCAACGCAGTCTTGAAGGGTAACCAAGACTCTGAAAAAAGAGCAGATGAACGTAAAAAGTCAGTGGATGAAAATCGGGGTCAGTTATTGCTAACAATTTTAGGTAGTGGGGGTTTAATCTATATCATTATTGAGGCACTCTTTAGAAATTTTGGAGGTTAAATAAATGAAACTAAATAACCAAGTATATGACACTCTGAAATGGGTGTTATTTGTCGTGGTACCAGCACTTACAACTTTAGTTGGTGGTGTGGCTACTTTATATGGCTATGATGCGACACAAGTAGTTACACTAATTAACCTAGTATCGACGTTTGTCGGTGTGGTAACTGGTGTATCAAATGCAAATTATAATAGGGAGGAAAAATAACTTATGGTAGTAACTAAAATTCAAAAGCACCTTACTGATATTAATAAAGGTGATAAAGGTACCAATACCCCGGAATGGATTATTTTCCACTTTGTAGGTGCCGCAGGACAATCGTGGGATAATGCTAATTATTTCAAATCGGTTTACCGCGGGGCTTCCGCTCATTACTTCGTTGACCCTAAGAATATCGTCCAAGTAGTAGAAGACGATACACCAGCATGGCATATTGGTGATGGATACCGTTCAGGGGAAGGCCAATTCAATGGTTACCATAAAGCGGTAGGCGCAACTAATACTAACGCTATTGGGATTGAATTATGCCAAGATACATCGACTGGTTCAGACGTTTGGCATTGGGATTTTGCTGATGAAACTGTAGATAACGCCGAGTGGTTAATTAATCAATTGCAAGTTAAGTACGGAATTGATGATGATCATGTTATCCGACACTTTGATGCTTCCGGTAAATTATGTCCAGGCAACTGGCAATATGACGGTTGGGCTAAATGGACTGCTTTCAAAAAACGTTTAGCCGGCGTTCCACAGTCTGCTTCAACTGCAGTTTCGGTATCAGACGGAAAACCTTCCGTGACTGGTATGTACTTGGTTCAAGAAGGTGACACTTTGGCCAAGATTGCAAAAGCAAATAAGGTGACTGTTCAAGATTTAATCAAGTGGAATGATTTGGATAATCCTGACTTAATTTTCCCTGAAACGAAATTATTTGTTAAGGCGCCAACAGTATCGGGAACGACTGATATTGATGCACTTGCTCGTAAGACAATCAACGGCGAGTATGGTTCAGGTGACGCGCGTAAAAAGGCACTCGGTAAAAATTACGACGCGGTTCAAAAACGTGTTAACGAGATTTTGTTAGGAACATCTGCTGAAGTAGTTAAATCTACAAGCCAACTAGTCAAAGAAGTTTTAGACGGTAAACATGGAAGCGGTGACCAGCGTAAGGAATCATTAGGCACTCGTTATAATGAGGTGCAAGCAGAAGTCAATAAATTGCTAGGATTAGGTGGTGGCAAGTCAGTTGATACATTAGCCAAAGAGGTACTAGATGGCAAATGGGGCAACGGGGTAGAACGTAAAAATAGACTAGTCAAAGCTGGATATAATTTTAATGCGGTACAAGCTAGAGTAAATCAACTAATTTAAGATATAGAAACAGGGTAGCTCATTACGAGTTACCCTGTTTTTTATGTGCAAAGAAAGTAAAAATATCTGGTAAAATAAAAATAGCCCATTAAATGGGCTACGGGTATAATATTCTTAGCACTTATATTATACCATTTCTATTAACTTTTAGGGGTGGTCAGTTTGAAACAAAAATTTAAATTTGCAATTACAAAATCTAGTATATATGCGAACAATCAAAATGATAATTTTACTTTTGACATCAATACTATAAGAAGTGTTAATGTAAATTTTGGCATTATTCCAATGCACAACTTTTTTAGTTCTAACTCTCATGATGTTTTTGATCAACTGGTTTTTGATCCAGTATATTTTATAGTCGGACTCTTTAAAAATACTTCAAAAGAACAAAGGTTAGTTAATATTCTTGTTTATTCAAATGAAGATGTTGAGGACGTTGAAGGAAATATATATGGTATTAATACTGAGTATGATATAGAGATTTTTAATTTTGATACACCCACATCATATGTAGTTAAACTAGGTTTTTATATTGGTAATGATGAATTTCAAGATAGTAGAGAAGCAGCTATTTTTTATATGAACAGACTTGTCGAAAATCAATTGTTTGAGTCTATAATTCCTTTTGAAAATCGGGGAGGATGGATTCATGAATAACGGAAATATACATTATTTAAAGCAGAAATCTCTGCAAATTCCTGATGAAGGTATCTCAATTGAAAGTAAGGCTGAGGAGGTGAATTTTGACATGCAACCAGACACTTTTATGAAAGAAATAAAAGACGATATGCGAGAACGTGAAGAGCGCTCAGAACGACGTTTCCAGGAACAACAAGAGTTACTATTAAATAGAATTGATAAAAAGCTAGATGATAGATTAGGTAATATAGAAAATGATATTAAAGATTTGAAAAATAGCAATGTAAGATGGAGCATTGGTATTATTGGATCAATAATCGTGGCCATCATTGGAGCTATACCACAACTAATCCAAGTATTAGATACGTTAATGCAAAATTAA